GTTAAGTGGAGTACCGCTTACATCTTCAAGTGTAAATTGTGTACCATTGGTATTTGTAATAGTCAAATAGTTACCTGTTGCAACAGATGCCACAATAGGACCAGATGGGAATGCAGCATTGATAGCAGCTACTACACCTGCTAGTGTGTTGTTAGGCAATGCTGGTACATTGATTGTTGTTGCAACTCCATTGCCTGGATCAATAGTGAATGTATTGCTGGTAAGGAATGTCATAGTAGCATTTACAGTACCGCTGGTACCTGAGCCACCGCTTACGGTTACAGGATTAGTTGGGTTAACAGTATAGTCACCAGGTGTAGTAACCGAAACTGTTGAAATACCCCATGTAATAGTGAAGTTGGCATTAACACCAGCCCCACTTGTGCTAGTTGGTGCAAGTGGATTTGTAGGTACAGGTGTGCCAGTATACTGTCCAGCTGATACAATTGCCACAGATGTTATAACTGTACCGCTAACACCATTTACACGCAGTACCAGTGGACTTGTGTAGTTAACATTACTAAATGTCAGTGTATCGTTTAGCAAATATCCAGAACCGCCGGCAGATACTGTAACAGTACCAACTGCTTGAATTGAACTTACAGTTACCTGTGCTGCTTGACTATATGTACCACTACCATAGAATGTAAGTAGGTCATTTACAGCATAGCCTGTGCCGGGTGCAGCAACTACCGCAGATCCCAGTTTGGTATGTGCAGCAACAAATGTTGGGTTTGCAACACTACCTGTCACACTACCATAATAGGTTTGTATCGGTAGTATACCCGCATTGCGCCATGGATGAGTAAGTCCGGTTTGAGTACTAATATCGTTGAATTGAGTATTAGTACCGTCATAGTTTGTGATAACCAGATAGTTAGAACTGCCTACAGTAGACTTGCTGGCAAATGCATTAAAACTGTTTGCACTAAGCACAACATTGATATTATCAATAAAGCTATCGAGCGATGTACCACTTAGTGTTATAATAACCGGTGATCCACTTCCAATACCAATGGTGCATTGAGTTGTTGCAGTAAATGTTGGGTTAGCAACAGTACCTGTTATAACACGAGGTGCAGCTTCAGTCCATCCCCATCCTGGGTATCCTGCATCTGTACTACCAACTTTGAACCACCAATCTGCACTGGTATACAATGTTGTTTGTGTAATTTTCTGCCACAGACTATTTTGATTAGTACCAGATGCATTTGCATAAGATACTATAACATAGCTACCTGCTGTTCCATATGAGTTGGAAGGCACTACAACATTATTTGGTGTAGCTGTCAATTTTAAATCTGTTAATATACTAGCAGTAGAACCCGACAGTGAAATTGTAGTATCCGGATTTGTACAGATCAATCGCAGATAATACATGTCGCTGATTGCAGAATACGTTACCACAGGTTTACCTTCACGCACATACACAGTTGCAGTGATATTCAGCAATGAAACTGTTGAGCTGTTGTTGATTGCACTTGCTACATCTGATATACTCATAGTGGCAGTTATAGGCACAGCCGCGCCGTTGATTACCAAATTACCTGCTGTTGTAATAATGTCTGCACTGCCGCTTGTGCTAATAAAACCACTTTGTACCATTCTGTCAAGATTGGTTGCAGTATCTAGCACGGTGGGAGTTTGACTCGACCATGCCAACGCACTGTTTACGTTACCGCTACTTTGGAACACACCATATGTAGAAGTACCAGTGTCTAACCAATACTGATTGGTAGCAGGTTCACCGGTTGGTTCTGTATTGCTTGGCACCATCTGTCCAAGATCAACATTTGCTCTCAAGATATAAGCTGTATTAGCAATACCCAAGTATTGATATGCAGTAAACAGTCCAAGTTCGTTGAGTTGATTGTCGTATTGTGGAGTACCTGCTGCCGAATAAAATACAGGTGTACCAAATGTCTGCAATAGATCTCTTTGACTTGTTACAAGATAAAGTTGATTTGCATTTGCTGCCAATGTACCAGGGGCATATGCTGTAGAGCTGCCTGGTACAAATTTATTAGCAGCGGATGCTATTGCGATAAGTGGTATAGTGCCAGTTCCGGCGCTGGCATACTGGCTTTCGTCCGTTACAGTAACGCTAACGCCAGGAGAAACTAAAATTGCCATATGTCAAATCCCTTGATTTGTTGTGTGCTGGTTTATTTAGCGGATAACAGCAAAAAACCTCAGTTTGGACTGAGCAGTTAATGAACAAAAACAGTTGATATAATCTGTCATATACTGTATTATTAAGCAAAGTGGAGTTAGCATGATAATTGGTGTATGTGGCCTGATAGGCAGTGGCAAGGGCACTGTTGCAGATTTTTTAGAAGATGATCAAGGATTTAAAAAAGTAAGCTTTGCAGACAGTCTCAAAGATGCTGTAGCAAATGTCTTCGGTTGGCCTCGACACTTATTAGAAGGCGATACTCAAGAAAGTCGCGAATGGCGAGAACAAGTTGATACATGGTGGGCCAATCGTTTAGATATGCCGACGTTGACACCCCGATGGGTATTGCAGTATTGGGGCACAGATGTATGTAGGAATGGGTTTCATTACGACATATGGTTGGCAAGTTTAGAACGTAAATTATCAATTGGCGGTAATTTTATAATACCCGACACACGGTTTCCAAATGAAGTTGAAATGATTCAGCGTCTTGGTGGACAGGTATGGCGTGTTAAAAGAGGCCATGATCCAGAATGGTTAACAACATACGCTAAAACAGGCATAAAACCTACAGATGTGCATGCTAGCGAATACATGTGGTCAACTAGTAAGTTTGATAAAATTATATATAACGATAGCACATTAACAGAATTACGTAAACTTGTAAAGGCGCTGATAAATGAATAATATAGAATCGTTGTTTACAAATGAAAACATCATGCTGAGCGACAGGTCTGTAAATACAGCAAATTCAATTGCAGCAGATCTTGCAGTCAATGCAGGTCACGGTGTTGGGCATTTAACATATCCGGGAACTGGCATTAGCGATCATCCATATAATGTGTTTGAGATCGGCTTGGAGCAGTTAAAAGAATCCAACGCATATTTAATGCGAGCAAATAAAAGTATGCACAGGTCGTGGCCTAGAAAAAATACTGCACACGACAATGCGTTATGTAGAGATGCATGGCTGGTAAAATGGTCACAAACTGTATATATGATTGGGCTGTTTACCCAAGATGCCAGTTTATTGAAAATCAACACAGATGCAGCATGGGCTGCACAAATGTACATAGACAAATTCATCTATGATCAAGAACCAATGGAATTATGTAATTTGTACATGTTTGATACCAAAAGCGAAGCGTGGTATAACTGGGACAAACAGTGGGTACGAGTATCTGATGTACCTGCTGCACAGGGTGTGTATACTGTATTAGGATATGACAAGCCTACCAATGCAGCCAAGCTTGCCATACGTGGTTTGTGGCCAGATATTAGCCTATAATAACGCCCAGTGGCATAGCATTGTCTATGTACAGATCTATTTCTTTTTCAAGGCGAACTAGTGTTTCATTGCCTTCTGTTATCAGTGCAGTACCTTTAAGTGTTGTACCGCCTTGTGGGCCTGCCAACGAGTTGTATTTGCTATATGCTTCGCCTAGCATTTTTTGACACCATGCAAGTGTATAATCTCTTATCCAAGGGCGAGCAAATGGATCTGATATTATCACATCATCTGGTCTAAGATTGTAGCACCAAATCAGTATCATTTCATTACCGCTTGGTCTACGAACAATACTCAATCTTTTTGTAACAGTATCATATGTGAAGTTTATATCACGTCCAAACATACGTCCGGCTTGGTCTAAATATTCGTAGAACAATTCGTATGTTAACAAGCCAGCTGAATAACCGCCACCTGCACCTGCTTGTAACAGATACAGGTTCGTGTATGCCAAGCTGAATGGGTCAATTTGTGTACCACCAGTGATACCACCCAGACCACGTCTAAACAACTGTCGAACAGTTGTTACATTGTCTGGCAAATAATATTCTGTAATGTTTTCTTCTAAACGAAGGAACATATACGATTCTTCTTGTGCATTACCAGATCGCTGTCTGTATCTATCAAATGCCAGATTAAGAGCTGTTGTGTAATGATCCGGGTCAAGTTCGATATCAACCATACCGCCACCTAACATCAGTTGTACTTCTTTTGTAATTTGTTGTCGTAATGGAGTTGTCATAATTGTTACCTCATTCATATTTAGTGAATAAGGTAACAACTTATTTAAAAACCTTCAACAACATCATGTCTTTGGTCATACGTCCATTCAACGGATGACGTTTACCGTTGACATCTTCAAGTACAACATCAACACGGCGAGTGGTAACTGCGTTACGCAATGGTGTTATGATACTATCTGGTTTGCGTAATGTTTTAGCAAAACTACGAGCTTCATCGTAATCTGTAATTTTGGTATTCTTGATACCTAATACACTGTCCGCATTTGCATAGTATACCATGACTTTGCGATCTTTGGTATTATATATAACTGCCAGTTTGGACCCAGGTATCATAGCAGGACTTAGACTTGCCACTCCTGTATCCATGTCAACAGTTTTCAGTTTGACTTTAGATGCTTGCTTGACACTTTTTGTTGTTGCGCCTCTGCTGTCTCTAATAGCCTTGGCATTGCCAGTACTGGTAGCCAACAAATTAACCACAACAATAAGTGGTTCTATCTTAGCAGCAGAAAACTCATTTGCTTTATCCCGCATGGCATCTGCAAAGCTGTCTTTGAAATGGTCATACAGACGTTTCAACATTTGCTGATTTGGTTCAGCAATTTTTAGTAGTTTGGAAATTCTAGTTTCAATCTCTTCGTGATTATCTCTAAACTTCCACCATATTGCTTCCATACTGCT